GGAAACCAGCCTGTAGTCCGACACTCTGACAATGCGTGCCGGCTGGGTGGCGCGTAGTGCCCGCCACGCAGGGGTAGCTCTGCCGACGAATCGGACAGATACCGCAAACTCGTTCGACACCCGTCGGACCAACAACATTTCCATGCTGGCTGCGATGTTGATTTTTGCGACGAGCACGGGGCGGCGAAGCAGGACACATGTAGCATCCAGGGCGGTGAAACCATGCGCGTGTGGGGTGACACGGCGAAGCAATCCAGCCTGAAAGTCGACCAAGACCGAAATGTCGGCGCCCATGCCTCGGCGGGGGATCACGACAGCCTCGGAGGCAATCGAGACCGTGACGCCCGAATCCATCTCAAGCACGAAGGTGCCCGCATCGATCGCGAGCGCATTCATTTCGCTGCCGTTGATCGAGCCGTGGGACAACATCAATCCACCTCGACTTCGAGCGCGCCGGCGTGCAGCACGCCTTCATCCGACGGCTGATACGTTTTTGACGACGAAAGCGCGTCATGGAACAGCAGGTTTCCACCGGTGGCGGCATCCCAAATGCCGAAATGCGTCACTGTGACTGGGCTGGCACCGTTATTGGCAGCCCAAAGCATTTCCTTGAGATTGGCGCTCAATTTCGCCGCAGCTGCGCCAAAACCCGTAGCAATCGCGCCGCCCTGTGCAGCGTCGAGCCGAACGTAAGCGGGCCACGCGACGGTTGTGACTTCGTTTGCACCGGCGTCGCCTGGATCGGCCGTGTGAAGCGACACATAGACCCGCGTCGGGGGCGTTACCGCGACGCCGCGTAGGAACTGGTTGAGCAATGCGTTGCCGAGATAAGTGCTAGCGGGCATCAGAGATATGCTCCCTTTGTGCGGAGCCGGGCGCCTTGCTGGCCTTTGGCTGCCTTGGTTGCCAGATAGTCGAGCCGCCCCTCGAACCACGAACGATGATCGAGGCCCAGCTGCGGATTGTCGGAATTGGGGTCCGTAAGGATTGCTCCGGCGGCACCACGGCCGATTTCATTTGCATAGTCGTTGAGCAGGAACGCCGGCAGTGACAGAGCATCACGTGCTGGCTTCAGAATCAGACGGATGCTCATGCTCCCGGTGGCGCGAGGAACGACGGTGACCGTGTTCGGCTCGAGCTGGGTTACGTAGCGGGCGGCGCCGCTCGAATCCTCCGTGATCGACCAAGTGGGGTCGTTGGCGTCGAGCCAAGCAACGGTCCTTGGCTCAAGTGCGACACCATCGAGAAAAGCTGCTTCGATGCGCTCGATGTCGGCATCCCTGATGGTGCAGACACCTTGCATGTCCGGTGCGGTGATCGGGAAGCTATCGCTCTCGCGCCAGATTTTCAGGCGGGAGCAGAGTTCGCGTGCTGCCATCAGGATATGGCGCTGTGCGACGATATCGCTGGCGTTCGGAGCGTATCGCAACACTTCCGGCAGGAAGTCGTCGATGTCGAGCATTCGCGTCATTTACTTCCTCCCCGGGCTCGTCGCGCTCTCGACCTGAGAGCGGAGACCGATGGCGGTTGCGAATGCCTGGTAGTGCGTGACGGCGCGTTGCGGCGAAGCCGCAGGATCTTCCTTGCTGAAGGCGCGGTACATCACATAGTCAAGCAACGCCGGCTGGTACTGATCGGCGATCCCGACCTCAATTTCCCATGTTGCCAAGGACGTTTCATCGCCCTCATGACGATCGACGATGGTCTCCGGCAGCTTCGCCACAGCCGCGTCCACTTGGCCGGTGCCGTCATTGCCCGGGTACACGAAGTATTCGCGCGGCAGGCCTGCGTCGAAGACGAACTGCCGGACCTCCTTGCGGAAAGGGACGTAGGATGGATCGTGCCAGCGCGGCTGGTTGGAATCGAGCTCGGCGCGCGATGCTGACCTAATGGCGCGGCCGGCTGCACCGTTGATACCTTCGACGTTTCGGAGGATATCGAGCAGCTGAAGGATGCTGGCATCATCGGGCAGCTTCTGCTTGGTTCCTTTCTCCAGCGTAAGCGTCATCGTCACACTCGACGCGGAGGGCTTTACTACCACAATCGCGCGCACGCCTTCATCCAGCCAGCCGGCGAGTTCAGCCAGCGGCCAGCGCACATGCTCCTCATCGAGGAGGAGGATGGCGGCGCTCGAGATGATGGCGCTTGCGAACATCAGTTGCCTCGACGCTTGTCGCGGCGAACAACGGGAGTGCGCGTCGGCTGGGGTGGCGTGGCGTCGGCTGCCGGTTCGGCCTGAGCTTCCTGAATTTCAGGAGCAATGATGTAGTGCTCCACCGAAAGCAAAACGGTCATGTGAGTGATGTTGTGGACTTCGGCCACGTAGCGGCCGTGCTTGTCCACGCGAAAGTCGTAAGTGTTGTCGCCGACGACGGGCTGGGCTGGACCAAGCTTGCACTGAATTAGCGGCATGTGTCTCCCCTGAAAGAAAACAGGGGGCTCGGAAATACAGAGCCCCCTTTCAAAGCTGAAAGCGGGTGCCGCTTACCCTTCGATGAGAAGGGTCAAGCCGATCTGGCCAGCAACGAACGTTCCCGCTGCGGTCGCGATCTTTACGCCGATGGATCGATCGGCGCCGGTCCTTACAGTGCGGAACGCCGTCTTGAGCGTTGGGCGAGCGCTGCCGCCAGCCTGGCCGAGGTTCAGGCCCGAGAAGAACTCGGCGCCGACGGTGCGCGCGCCGTTGTTCTCTTGCCACGCACCGGACATGATGCCGATGTCGAAAAGCAGGGCTGTGCCGCTATCCAAATCGTCCGTGTCAACGATCATGTCGACGACGCGGGCTCCCGCCGGGATGAGGGCGAGCTCGAGGATATCGTTGAGGGCCGGTGCTGCTGCGAAGTCATGAAAGAAGCGGTGTGCAACAACGCCGCCGGCGAAGGCCGGGAAAGGCGGGATGATGAGGCCCTTTGCATATTTGCTCTGAATGAGCGCCATTGATTTTCTCCTGTAAACTCCGACTGCCGGAGCGCGCTAACTGGAAAGAGAAAGCGCGGCCCGAGAGCCGCGCGCCTGACTTACGAGTTCGGGTCCTTTGCGGCGGTGTCCAGCGCCAGAAGGCCAAAGTCCTTGCCGTTGAAGCGCGTCTTCTTGACGCCAGCGATCACGCCTGCGGAGATCACGGGTTCGTTGCCGTGGTCCTGCATTTCTTCAGTCCATGTGAAGCGGAAGCCGCCGGTCGAGCCGAAGGCCACGACGCCTGCCTGGCGTCCCATGAACAGGGCACGAGCAGCGTTCACGTTGCCGCCAGCGCCGAAGTCGGAGAAGCGGATCACGTCCTCGTGCTCGTGAAGCACGACGTTGTTGATCATGCCGAGGCCGCCCTTGAAGATCGGGTTGTTGCGCCCTTCGGCCGTTGCTGCAGCCTTCTGGATTTCCAGCCAGCCGCCCTGATCGTTGGTGCGCAGGTCATAAGACTGGAACTTGCTCATGACGCAGACGTAGTGGGATTCGCCGTTGATCATCAGCGGCATCATCTGCGCGTTCTCAGGTGCGACGGCAGCCATCATGCTTGCCTTCGTGCCAGCCTTTTCGATCAGGCCACGCGAAATCTTGTCCGTCGCGTCGATCGATGCCTTGCTGGTTGCGTCGCCGCCGTAGAGGATGTGGTCGGTGTCGGGAGCCTGAATGGGGTTGGTCGCGTGACCGGTCCAGCTCGTGTCTTCAATGAAGTTCTCGTTGATGCCGCGGGCGCCGGCGAGATAAATGAAGATCATCTGGTCGATGAACTTGGACCAGTAGTCGGACAGGCGGTCCTTGCCGATCTTGCGGATGTTGTGGACCGTGCGCTTGCGGCTCATCTTGCCGCCAGCAGAAACGCCGTGGCGCATCTGGTCGATGAGGATTTGATCCGAGAAGAAGCGAAGGTTTTCTTCCTTGCCCTGCAGACGGTTGTCGCCGTATGTCGGCTTGCCGCGTAGCTGAACGGAAAGGTCGAAGGTGATGGTGTCGCCGGCGTCCGATTCCAGATCGGTAAGACGCTGGATCGCGTATTCGTCGCTTTCGCCGATGAACTTGCGGTCCCAGTAGCTCTTCGCGAATGTCGCGATGAAGAGGTTGCCGGACCACTTTTTCTGCGCCTTGGGATCACCAAAGCCGACGGTAACTGGGGCCATGAGTGCCAATCTCCTGAGTGAGGACAATCAGCACGTCTTGCGCAGTCACGCTCTAAATACTGGAAATAGCGTGTTGTTGCAATAACCGGCACATGATATTGAACCGGTGACTGCGCAAGAGGTGCAGCTTCTTCAACGGAGCTGCACTGATGACCGCGACAGCGCTGAAAAATCCCAAGCTTTTCTTCGACACAATCCGCGAGGACGGCGGCCTCTTTCGCGGCAGCATGTCGTCGTCGCAGGTTGCCGGCATCAATGCCATTCTGGCCGAGGACGCAAAGTTCAAGCAGGATCCTCGCTGGCTGGCCTATGAGCTTGCGACCGCGTTTCACGAGACGGCCCGCACGATGCAGCCAGTCCGCGAAACAAAAGCCGCGAACGACAACGCTGCCATCGCAATTCTTGATAAGGCTTTCGCAACGGGTCAATTGCCCTGGGTGAAAAGCCCTTATTGGCGCAAGGATGCTGACGGCAAGTCGTGGCTCGGCCGCGGCCTCGTCCAACTCACCCACAAGCGCAACTATGAAATTCTCGGCAAAGCTGTCGGTGCCGATCTCGTCGCCGATCCAGACCGCGCCATGGAAAGCCAGGTGGCGGTTGATATCATGTTCGTCGGCATGCGCGACGGGCTGTTCACCGGCAAGAGCCTCGCCGACTATTTCAACAGCAACAACACCGATTGGGTGAATGCCCGCCGCATCATCAACGGCGTCGAGAGTGCCGAGAAGGTCGCGGGCTATGCCAAGGCGTTCTACATGGCGCTGAAGAACGCGGCATGATCCAGAAGGCGCTCATCATCGCGTGCGCGCTGCTGCTGCTGGCTTCGGCCGGTGCCGGGCTTGTGGCCCACAGCCGCGGACAGACCATCGACACCCTGACGGCCGAAAAGGCTCTCGTCGACCGGAAGCTCTACGAGGCAAATGCCGATATCGACGTGTCCGAGGCCAACCACAATCGAATCGTCGCAGAGAAGGACGCGCTTCTCTCAACCGAACGGACCAAGGCCAAAGCCGAGCGCGACATCGCCGTCTTCATGGCTGGCATAAAAAAGGACATCCAAAATGCTCCGGATAGCACTGCGTGCATCGGCAGCGCTCCTTTTGGCGCTCTCCTCGACGGGCTGCATCTCTTCGAGCAACAACAGGGTGACGGTCAGCCGCGCGACGATCGAATACCAGGCGCAGGACAATCCGGAGAGCCAGTTGCAAAGCCCCGCACTCCCAAAGGTCCCATCAAAGAACGCATCGGATCGGGACCTCGCTGAGTTCGCACGCGTTTCATATGAAGGGCTTGCAAGCTGCAAGATCACGATCGACAGCTACAAGCAGTTTCGGCGAGCCACAGGGGGATTGCCTAAGTGAACTTCCTTGATTGGCTCAGCAGTGGGAAGGGCGAGATTGCGCTTGCAGGCATCGCAGGCTCCGCCGTGTCGGTGGCGATGGAATGGAACGGGATCGTTTCTGGCTTCCGTCGCCTGTTCGTCGGCGCAGTCACGGCCTACTTCATGGCACCTCTTGGCGTTCCCTTGTTTCAATGGGCGCTGGGGCATCTGGAAGTGCCTGGGGAACAAGCAGCCGGTGTCGGCGGTTTCATCATGGGAATCGGCGGGGTGATCATCATTGAAATCATCCTGAAGGCGTTCCGCCTGCGGAGCGCCGAGCTTGGCCAAGTGACGGACCGCAGACGGAGGCGCCGGCATGACGAAGCTTAGGCCAAGGCACATTACGGAAGCGGCAAAGCCGCAGGGGAGGGTGCTCGCCGTTGCCCTCCTCATCTGCGTAGTCTGGATCGCGATCGCGATGCACTAGGCCGCCGCCTTCTTCGGCCGCCGGTAGTTTTCAGGGTTGAGGATTTTTCGCGGCCCGCTCAGCAGCTCTTGAGCGCTGGGCGCTCCTTCCATGATGAGATCAGCCCATTCCTGCGCCAGCTCCTTGCGGCGTTGCAGGTAGAGCGATCGGTTATAGGCCGCTTCCACCTTATCCTTCGGCACGTGCGCGAGCATGAAATCGATGACTGCGCGGTCAGCGGGGAATCGTTCGTTCATGATGGTGCTGAAGGTCGAACGGAAGCCGTGGGGGACTTGGCGCTGATAGTAGCCAGCACGGTTCAGAAGGTAACCCAGCGCGTTCTCGCTCATCGGCTTCATGGGCTTTCGGGCGTTGGGGAATACGTAGGGCCCCCGGCCGGTCAGTTCCCGCAATACGCTGATGGTCTCGAGCGCCTGTTGCGACAGCGGGATGAAATGATCGCGGTTCTCGTCATCCTTGAATTTCTTCTTCAGCTTCATGCGCGCTGCCGGGATCGTCCAAACCGGGTCGTTGGGGTCAACCTCGTCGAACTCGCTCCACGGGGTAGTCGAGAATGGTCCTGGACGAGCTGCAGTGAGGGCTAGCAGGCGAATGCCTAGCTTCGTGATAGGGTGGGCGGGCGTGCTCTCGACCGCTCGCAGCATCTTCAGCGCTTCCTCGAGCTTGGTAATGGCCGGTTGCCGTCCCTTGGTCAGCGGCGCCATCGCCTGGGCGACGACGGCGGCAGGGTCCGAGCTGGCGCGGCCGGACGCGATCCCATAGACAAAGACCGCCGACATCCGCTGCCGCAGTCTGCGCGCCGTCTCCTTGGCGCCGCGCTGCTCGACCAGGCGCAACGTCGCCAGGACCAGTTGTTCATTGATGTCCCTGATCGGGAGCGAGCCGAGGGCAGGGAATATGTCACTCTCGAGCGAGCCGATGACGTCAGCCGAATGCCGCTCCGCCCACATGGGTACTTGGTGCTGATGCCATTCGCGGGCGATCACTTCGAACGTCTCGCCCGTACGCTGCTGCCCCACAAGCTTTTCGATCTTCTTCACGGTGCCGGGATGGCGTCCTTCTTTCAGCAGCCGCTTTGCATCATCGCGAGCGTTGCGCGCGTCGCTCAAGGACACATCCGGGTAGTTGCCTATGATGAGGGTTTGCTCTTTCCCATCGTAACGATAGCGGAGCCGCCAGACCTTCGCGCCGGCTGTCGTGACGAAAAGATAAAGACCACCGGTGTCGGCGATCCGGTAGGCCTTTTCCTTTTTTCCGGCTTTTCGGAGTTGAACGTCTGTAAGTCCAGCCATAGCGGCGTCTTGCCCCCTGAAACGCGATGCCCACACTTCGCCGAGAAGATGCCCGCAGAAATGCCCACAAATGCGTGGGCATAGGCGCTACTCGATGCGAATGTATGCGAACAGAGGACACCCAAAAAGCCCGGATATCAAGGGCTAAAGCGAAGATATGCAACGCTATGAGAAGGGGAATTGGCGGAAGAGGTGTCCGTCTACTTTGGCGCTCTAAAGGGTTGATTTTGCTGGGACGATTTGACTGGCATCGTTGTGGGTGCCCGCATCTATGCCCGCTTTTTCATTCGCTCGATTTATCGCGGT